TTAAACCAAGCTGGTCAACTTGCTAAATCACCCCTAGCAGAACAAGCAATCGAAAATGGACAACAAGAACAACCCCCAGCCCCAGAAGAAGTCGAAGAGGGCTAGAAATTCAAACGGTACATATAAAAAGAAAAGCGAGACTATTGCTGTAGATGCAACTTTACTGGATAAACCAGCAGGAAAATATTCAGTTAAGAAACAAGTCACAGGAACAACAGAAGGACAGGAAAGCGCTGGAGATTACTCAAATAACAAAAGAGAACCAGTACGTCCAAATCTTCAAGGAATTAAAACTATTTATCATTGATTTATGGCTACTACCACATTTGATCCAACACCAGATACACCATCACAAGAACAGCAACAGGCAGAAGCTGAGGCTTTAGCCCAAGGTGAGAAAATAGCTCAAGCTCAAGCAGAAGATAGAGAAAAAGTCTTTGAAAAGAATGAGAGCGAAAATGAAGATATTGAGCTAATAGGAGGAAAGTTCAAATCTCAAGAAGACCTACTAAAAGCCTATCAGGAGCTAGAGAAATCAAGGTCTAAGGAAAGCAGCGAAGAAGAGGCAGAAGAGACCTCAGAGGAGCAACCAGAGGTTAAAGAAGAGCCTACTGAGGAAGCTCCTAGTGAGACTGTTAAATATATGGGCGAGCTTAGTAAAGAGTTTGAAGAAAAAGGAGAGTTAACAGAAGAGGCTATAGATAATCTTAGTAAGATGGAAACAAAAGATCTTATTAAAAATTATCTAGAATACTACGGTAAAGCTCAAGCCAATCAACAACAACAAACAGTACAAGCTGAAGAGCTAACTAAAATCAAAGACTCAGTTGGAGGTGAAGAACAGTATTCAGAGCTAACACGCTGGGGTGCTGATAATTTATCAGAAGCTGAAATAAATGATTTTAATGCTGTGACTAATAGTGGAAGTGTAGCTGCTATTAAATTTGCCGTAGAGTCTTTAAATAATAGATATAAAGCTTCAGAAGGCTATGAAGCTCCAATGGTTACTGGAGGTAAGGCATCTTCAAATGTTAAACCATATAGAAGCCAAGCTGAATTAGCTAGAGATATATCAAGTCCTTTATATCAATCTGACCCTGCTTTCAGAATGGATGTAGAACAAAGATTAGAAATAAGCTCAGATCTTTTATAGATAGACGAGGCGACCTGACCGATCATCCTCGCCTTACGTCAATTTTATTTCTGATCAATGACAGACAACGTATTCGCTAAAGAAGTTAAACCACAAGCTGTAACACAAGAAAATTATCTAGAGCAGGCTGAACGTACAAACGGTCAATTAGCAATGATCGGTATTATTGCAGCTCTAGGAGCTTATGCAGTGACAGGTCAAATCATCCCTAATATTTTTTAAATGAAAAAACTTTCAATAGCTTTAATAGCTTCTTTATTTTCAACCCCAGCATTTGCTGGACTTTATGTGAATGTAGAATCTAATGCTAATTACACTGGTTCAGATTACACATCTAGAGCTACAGACCTACACGTAGGTTATGAAAATAATCTTGGAGATTTGGCTTTCTACGCTCAAGGCGGTAAAACAATTAATGCTGCTGATGGGCTTGATTCAGAGTCTAATTTCTCTGGGAAGTTTGGTGGTTCTATCTCTGCTACAGATAAACTTGGTGTCTATGGTGAAATCTCTTTCTCACAAGTTAAGGAAGACGATAACAACTATGGATCGAAATTAGGATTAAAATATTCTTTTTAAATAAATGACAGTATCAACCCTTAAACAACAATCTAATTGGAATAGTTTTTGCGACTGGGTTACATCTACTGATAATCGTCTATATGTTGGCTGGTTTGGGGTTCTTATGATCCCCTGCCTACTGGCAGCAACAACATGTTTTATTATTGCTTTTATAGCAGCCCCACCAGTGGATATAGACGGTATCAGGGAACCAGTAGCAGGCTCACTGATCTATGGAAACAACATCATATCGGGAGCGATTGTCCCGTCAAGCAACGCAATCGGATTGCATTTTTACCCAATATGGGAAGCTGCAAACCTTGATGAATGGCTCTACAACGGAGGGCCGTACCAACTCATCGTCTTCCATTTCCTCATTGGTGTCTCATCTTACATGGGACGACAATGGGAACTTAGCTATCGACTAGGAATGAGGCCGTGGATATGTGTAGCTTATTCAGCTCCTGTAGCTGCCGCCTTTGCAGTATTTCTAGTCTACCCATTCGGTCAGGGTTCATTCTCTGATGGTATGCCTCTAGGAATCTCTGGAACATTCAACTTCATGTTCGTTTTTCAAGCAGAACATAATATCCTAATGCACCCATTTCATATGATCGGAGTAGCGGGTGTGTTTGGAGGTGCGCTGTTTGCTGCAATGCACGGTTCTTTGGTTACTTCATCACTTGTTGCTGAAACATCTAACTTCGTTTCCCAGAATTATGGCTACAAGTTCGGTCAAGAGGATGAGACATATAACATTGTTGCGGCTCATGGCTATTTTGGGAGACTTATATTTCAGTATGCCTCTTTTAATAATAGTCGTAGCTTACATTTTTTTCTTGCTACTTGGCCCGTCGTTTGCATATGGCTTACCTCTATGGGAGTCGCCACTATGGCTTTTAATCTTAACGGGTTCAATTTTAACCAATCAATAGTAGAAGCCAATGGAAAAGTAATTCCTACATGGGCTGATGTTATTAATCGACAAAACCTTGGTATGGAAGTAATGCACGAAAGAAACGCTCATAATTTTCCATTAGATTTAGCCTCAACAACAGAGAAAACATATGCCCTCGGGTAAAGGTTCCTACGGAACAAAAAAAGGAAGACCCCCTAAGAAAAAATAATTCTTACGTCCGTTCATCCAATTATGGACGCATGAAATCTGATCATGGAACGGGGATCAGATACTAGAGATTAATCATGCCTAAAATTGAACTTCAAGCTCGTGTTAAAGAGCAAAGAGATTTTCAAAAGACAATGAAACTCAAGTATCGCGGTGTAGCTTACACTCGCAACTAGATAAAGGAAGGAGAGCACCTCAGAGTCGGACTCTCCTTTCATTACCCTTTAGCCCAGTGAGCTGGATAACTATAGGGTGGCCACCTTTGAGAAGGTTAAATCTCAAAACAACATTTAAAAGAATCGATTCGAGTAATTTATACACATTCAATAGTCAAATAAAATGACAAATATGGCAAACATTACCCGCCCTAACGCGGTTAATGGCAACCAAGGTAATACTTACGCAACTAAGTACGCTACAGCATTAAAACTTTTTAGTGGTGAGGTATTTACTGCGTTCAACTCAGCTTCAATCTTCAAGGGATTAGTAAGAAATTATTCCTTAAGAGGCGGCAAATCAAAACAATTTTTACTAACAGGGAAGCTCAACGCGGGCTACCATGTAGCAGGCCAGCCTATATTAGCAGATACAGCGCTAAAGGCTAACGAGAAAACCATACTTATGGATGACTTGTTAATAAGTAGCCAGTTTACTTATGACCTTGACGATATACTTTCACAGTACTCAACTAGGTCTGAACTTAGTAAGCAAATCGGAGAAAGTTTAGCAAAACATTATGATGTAAGGATTGCTAGAGTTCTCGATATGGCTAGTAGAGAAGCATCCGTAGTTACAGGTGAGTCAGGCGGTTTCGAGGTTTCAATTGGTTCAGGTAATCAGTTAAATGCTCAGTCAATAGTGGATGGTTTCTTTGAAGCTGCCTCAGTTTTAGACGAGCGCGATGCCCCCCAAGAAAATCGCAGCGCCGTACTTTCTCCACGCCAATATCACAGTTTGGTTTCTTCTGTAGATACTAACATCTTGAACAGAGACTTGGGTAATACTCAAGGAGACCTAAATAGCGGCAAAGGATTAGTATCAATTGCTGGAATAAAAATATATAAGAGCAACAATTTGCCATTCATGGCAGCTTATAACTCTGCTGTTTCAGGAGAAAATAACGACTACACAGATACAAATGCTACCTGCTGTGGTTTGATTTTCCATCGTGAAGCGGCTGGTGTTTTGCAAAGTATTGCCCCAACAATCGAGACCACATCTGGAGATTTCAATGTCC